CAATACTATGGTTTTGAGCTGAAAGATATGATAAGGCAGTTTATTACTGCCTTTAATAGTATTGTAATAAACAGATACAATAAGAGTAAGTCTGTTGTTGATCAGCTCAAGGTTGGTTTTTATTATGGACCGAAGGAAAGAGCGCTTCACGATGTAGTAAACAAGGCAGGTTCTTTAAAATTACCAGTTGTAGCTGTACATTATACATCTATTAATAGAGACCCCGATAGAGTTTTTAACAAGATCCCTGGGTTTTACTTCAGTAAAGCACCTACAGTAAGTGCAGGAGCTCTTAATTCTGATCATTTAAAAACTCCATTACCCGTTAACGTTGGTATTAACATGTCTATTATGACGAAGTTCCAAACAGACATGGATCAAATTATTAGTAATTTTGCTCCGTATAATAATCCATATATTATAATGAGCTGGATTATACCTACATCTCAAAACTTAGCTAGTAATTATGAAATTAGATCTGAGGTATTATGGTCAGGAGATATAAGTTTAGACTATCCAATTGAAGTATCTGGTACTCAACCTGCAAGAGTTATTGCTAACACAAGCTTTACTATTAAAGGTTGGTTGTTCAAAGGCCCGGCGCCTCAAGATACGAAGAACATTTTCACTATAGATCAAAAATTTGTCCCTGTAAGTGGGTTTGATTATGAGTAAATTTATAAAATACAACAGTACGTTAACTGACGTCACTTCATTTAGCGCTAATTTTGACACTAGAGAACTATCTGCTAGACCAGAGTTTTCAAACGATAATACATATACAACTCTTACATGTGGTTTTTCTGGTAGTAGAACTTTTACTGGTTATGGTTTTGACTCAGTACGAACAGTTTTATTGAGCGCAACTGATAACGCAATTTTATTTACTAATACAACTACTGCGGCTCATTTTGGCAATTGGCCAGTATCTGGTTTTACATCCTTTTCTACATTATGTGATGGTGCGACATTGTCTCCCGAGCTATCTGGACTGATATTTAGCAGCTATACAATAAATAACTATAATAGTATAACTCTTACGTTTCCCGAAATTACTGCGACTGGCTCTATTGACATTATTCCTATGAATGCCGCAGGTTATGGTAGTTTAGTAAACGATATAGGTACAACAATAACAATTAACTAATATGGCAGACGACGGAAAAAAAGGAACATTTGGTAGAAATTTACAAAAGTTTATTTCAAATAACTTACCGTACAGATCACCTGCGGCTATTATTGATGATGTAGCAGCTGAGAACCCAAAGTTCAAAGAATTTTATAAAGCAGGAACGGTACGTAAAGAGTTACTAGCTCAACACTCTGTAATCGCCCCTAAGCTCCCCGAAGGTTCTCATCCTGTAGGTTCCTTCCTTGCTGATAAAGCATACAATGAGTTAATGTATGCGACTCTAGATGTAGATAAGTATCGTAGAGTTAGAGACTATCGTACAATGGCCCAATTTGCAGAAGTAGCGGATGCTCTTGACGAAATTTGTGATGAGTTCTTAAATGAAGATGAGCATGGTAATATGATTAATTTAACTATGCGTAATATTGTATCTGATGTTGAACCATTAATAAGTAAACAGATACATAAAGAGTTTGATAAGTTTATAAATCTTTTTGATTTAAAAGAAAATGCTTGGGAATATATTAGAAACCTACTTGTCGATGGTGAATTGTATTTTGAAAATATCGTTCATGAAAAACATCTTAAAGAAGGTATACTAGGTGTTATAAATGTACCTGTACAAGCAATTGACCCTGTATATGACAATTATCAAAATATGCATGTTAAAGCATACTTGCTTCGTAAGATGAAACATCATAAAGAAGCTGACGATAGTCAAGATGTGTACTCTGCATCCCAAGATAAAGATTTTATTCCAATGGAAAAAAACCAGGTTACTTATATTAACTCTGGTACTTGGAATGAAAACAAAACATTTAGAATTCCATTTATTGAAAATGCAAGGCGCGCTTATAGACAGTTATCTTTAATTGAAGATTCAATTATTATATATCGCTTAGTAAGAGCTCCCGAAAGATTAGTTTTTAATGTAGATGTAGGTAACATGAGCCCACCTAAAGCAGAAGGCTATATTCGTAAGCTTATGCAAAATTATTGGAGTAAAAAGGCGTTTAGTCTTGATGGAGATAATAGAGTCAATTCTTTTAATCCTCAATCTATATTAGATGCTTATTGGTTCCCAAAAAGAGAAGGTAGTACAGGTACAGAAGTTAATACATTACCTGGTGGTCAAAATTTAGGTGAGTTACAAGACTTAGTATACTTTGTTAAAAAGTTATATAAAGCTCTTAAGGTACCTACTAATAGGGTAGATGTAGAAAACTCTCAATATAGTGCCGACGCTAATGTATTGCGGGAAGAGCTTAAGTTCGCAAACTTTATTGTTCGATTACAACATCAGTTCGCTAAAGGTTTAAAAGAATCTTTTGTTACTCATTTAAAGCTTAAAAATTTATGGCAACAATTTGAATTGAGAGAGAATTCCTTTGACCTACAATTCACACCACCGCGTAATTATTTTGAATTACGTAAACAACAGATACTTGATCTCAAAGTTAACAACTTTAACACTCTTACATCTAATGAATCTATTTCAAAAGGTTACAGTCAAAAAGAATTTCTTGGCTGGACAGATGAACAGATTAAAGCTAATAGAGAGTGGTTACGTAAAGACGCTGCACTACAACATGAGTTAGAAGGTATTCGTAGCGGTGGAGCTGATTGGGCTGCCGGCGGAGGAGCCGCAGCTCCAATGGGTGGTGGAGCACCAGCAGGCCCCGGTGGAGAAGAAATGCCCCCTGATATGGGTCCTGACGCGGCACCGGATGCAGGTGGTGAAGAAGCACCAGCTCCCGGACCTGTACCTACTCCTGGTGGGGAAACTTCAGCGTTGCCGACATAAATAATTATGTGGCAACAGATACCTGGTCAGATTCATTTTTAAGCGCTGGTGGTTTAGTATATTCTACATATCTTGCTAACCAAGTTACTACCTACCAGCGGCTCGCGGATAGAATATCGTACGCTCTCGGTTGGCCTATTGTTAATTTAGAGTTACACGGTAATCAAATATATACAAATATCGCACAATCTGTTGAATTCTTTAGTAAGTATGCAGGTTACACTGAAGAGCATTTAGTTTTTGATAGTGATAAGTATACTAGAGGTAAAGGATTAGATATTGGAGAGCTTTTAACTCTTACTCCAGAGCTTACTGCAACATATGACTCTACTATTGAAGTTACTACTCGTACTACTTCTGAGGTTGCAACTACTACAGGGAAAAATTTTAACGCTGATAGTAACGGTACATTTATTTCGTTATTTGAATTTAACGTCGGAGATGCTTCAGTTGATCCGTCAGAATATACATTTACTGTAACTCTCAATGATTCTAACGCACAGGTTTCGAAAGCTTTAGTTATTGCTGTTTCAGGGGATACTGCATCCGAATCTGCTGATGTTAGTCTTACTCAATATGGTGATGTGTTTACAACATCAACTGAAATTTTTGAAGTCAGTTCGGTACCTGGTCTTAAAACAGAGCAAGTAGGTGGTAGTTTTACTAATGCTGTTTCAGTAGGTATTGTATTAGGAAGCCAAATGACTAAAGCTGGGTCTGTTAACGCCAATCGTAATGCTGTATCGACAGACGCCACTACAACTCAACAACTTACAACCCAAAAACCTATTATTGGTAATTTTGACGATTTAACAAGACAGAAAAGAAAGGTTATAGAGGTATATAGTCATGAAGAATCTAGTAGTAGTAGTTTAAATACTCTATTTACTATTGAGCAAACTTTAGCGCAACAAACATATTTTAGTTATGCCATGGGTAATTATGGTTTTGATTTAATTAGTTGGTATATCTTAAAACAATGGCTTGAGACCCGGGAGAAAATGTTATCTACTAAACGGTACTTCAAGTTTGATGAGCGTACACAACATTTATTGTTATTGCCCGAACCTAAAGAGAAAGAGCGGTTTTATGGTTGTGTGAGCTGTTATGTAGAGAAGCCTATTAGAGATATAATTAAAGAACCGTGGGTCTTCCAATACGCACTAGCTTTAACTAAAATTACATTAGGTCGAGTTCGTGGTAAGTTCGGTAATGCACAGTTGTTTGGAGGTACTAATTTAGATACATCTATTCTTCAAGAAGGTTTACAAGAAAAGAAAGAACTTGAAGAGATGATGACTACTGGTGCATCTACCGGTTTTGGAGATGGTGCACCTCCAATGTTTTTTGTCGGGTAATGGCTCCTCATAAGAAAGGTGATTTTAAGAAGGGTATATATCGACCGATATATAGACAGAAATTCTTAGGCAAAAAGTTCCCACAATATAGAAGCTCCTGGGAACTTCATTTCTTCAAATGGTGTGACTATAATGCTAACGTTTTAGAGTGGACGAGTGAAGGTATAATAGTTCCATATGTAAGTCCATTAGATACTAAGACCCATAGATACTT